CTTTTTTTTTACCAAGCCTTCTTGCAAAGAATACTTTAGCATTGCTTTAGCTACTCTCTCTTCATCAAGTTCTTTTTCCTTGCTTTGCATTTTCTGCTTCATAGCAATTACCTTTTCAATAGGCATTTTCTTCATCATCTTACCTACAGCATCTTTATCTCTAACAATCTTTCCAAGATGCTTCTCAATAGCTTTTAAGTGGCCTTGTGCAGCTTTTTGTTTAACAGCTTGGTCTTTCTCTTCTAACATTGCTTCATGTCCTGTAAGAGCCTCTAATGCAGCCTTAGCAGATTCCATGTACTTCATTACTTTTTCAGCAAGTCTTTGTTTTTTAGGATCGTTACCGCCTTCTGCCATTATCTTAAGCTTCTCTGCTATTTCGGCTACTTGGCCAGCTATATCTGTTCCAGTTGGTTGTTGATCCATTTCTGGTTCTTGAGTTTCTTCTTCGTTTTCTAATGTAGCAGATCCGCCCTTAGCTAAGTCAGCGTCTATTTCTTTTTGAGTTAAAGGATTTAATGCTTTATAAGATGGATCAGATTTAACAGCTGGTATTGAATTCCTTCCTGCATATTTTTTAACTTCATTCAACTCTTCTTTCAATACTGATTTAATAAGTGCGTCAAGCTTTTGCGATTGCTTCATTTTTATTACAATTTGTATATATAAATATCAACTATTGCTATAAATATATAGTTTTTAAAATCCTTCTTCTGTAAATATGTCTTGTATTTCTTTAGACATTGTATTATACTCCATATCAAACTTACCTGACATAGATTCTATAACTCTTTTATTAGTATACGGACTGTTTTTTGGAGTACACCAACGCCTAGATACTAACATGTAGTTATAAAAATGAACATAAGCGTTAGATTTTTTTATATACTGAGTTATGTTAATTGGCAAACTAAACTCCTTTATAATTTTTACAGTCCTTTTCTCATTATCCAGCTCTAAATCTCTACAAGCAGCTATATGTTCTTCTATATTTTCTACTTTTTCCCCGGATAGCCACAAATCCAAAGCAGGCATACTTACTTCTACTGCTTTCCATAGAGGAACGCCTTCTTTCCATTGTGTTAGATGTCCGTATTCATGTGCCAATATCTCTATGAAATCTATATGTTTCATAGAACAAACTAGTATTGGACCAGTCTCATCAAAATATCCAGATGCTTTTATAGAATTTGATATCTTTACGTAAGTAGTATTTCTTAAATCACATTTAACACCATGTGTTTTACACTCTTTTTTTACATGTGATATGAAGTTTGCTATTGTATCCATAGGAAGTATGTTCCTATATAAATATCAAGGCTATTGTAGTACGCTGTCACTCTTTTCTAGGTTTCCTATATAGGTTACACCTTCTATTATTGTAGTCTTGGCAAATAAAGGCTGGAGATTTGTATAATGGAAACACTTTTTCTGCTGTTCCGGGTCTACTAGATTGTAAGAGGCACAGGGGATTATATGATCTATATGCCATAGAGTGCCATAATTCTCCCATGTCATAGTAGGGAGGAACCTATCTTCTAGGTAGGATTTTAGTTCTGGTATGGTGCAGCCTAGGAGTTCTAGCGTATGTTCAGATTTAGAACCTCTTTTTAATGCCTTTCTCATCCTAGTCCTTAGGTTCTGAGATAGTCTGAATTGAGGTTCTGAATAAAACCTACTTTTGTATTTTTCTCTGAACTTATCAGGGTTCTCTTTTCTTTTTGATTTTTTATACTCATTTAACCTATCTTTATTATCTTTCTGATACTTCCGGTTGTATGAGTTTCTATCTTCTTTTCTAGATTCTTCGTACTGTTTTATCTTATCTACGTTCTCTTCTCTGTATGAGATACTTCTTTTTTTTTTACAATCCTTACATCCGTACTCATACCCATCTGCCCTAGACTTGTCTTTGTTAAAGTTACCAATAGGTAACACCCTATGACATTTATAGCATGTTTTTTCCATAGTAAAAATAAAACCCCCACACAAAGGTAGGGGTTTTTGTCTTGATTTCCAACGTTTTGAGGCTAAAAATTAAGTATCATTCCACTGTTACCTAAGGTAAGTTCAATGGTAGTATACGCGTCCGCACTCCAATCCCAATCGCCAAAGGAGCTGACATTTTTTATAAATGCTTTCTTGATTACCCACTCATTTACTACGTTACCTACAGGATCTATTGCGTTAAAGGTTATGTCTTTCCAGTAGAAGTCACCATACCCGGCTCTTCCGGTTACAGTCTCATAGCCTAATCTACTCCATTCCATTACGGTTTGTGCGCCAGAAGGAGTTACTGGATTGTATAGGCTAAGGGTTAGGTCATTCCACCTACGCTTAGCTCTGAATTTTACGTAGCTATTAATATGATCTATGATTACTTCACCGTCATCGTATCCTAGTCCACCTACTTTTTTGATTAAGTAGGCAGGTACACCCTCTATATGCATGATAAATCTGTGTTGTAGCATAGGCTCGAACAACGTGCCCAACATCTCATCTGTACTAAGTAATGCCATTTTATGTTATTTTATTCTATTATAAATATTTGATTATTGAAAACTTGCTCCAGTAGCAGTAATGTTGAATTCCAACAAGATGAATTCGATAGATTTAACCGGAGATACGTAGATTTTACCTATCAATTGGTTACGATCAATTACATCGTTAGTATTTAAAGCATCGCTGATATCAATCCTGAAGGCATAAAGTCCTTGACGAGACTGTACGTTCTCCATGTATGGAGTGATGGCATTAATTAAGTTGTTTCTTGTTGCTTGGGTGTTGTTCTCAAACACGTAGTTGTTGGCTACACCGGCTATGTAAGTACGAAGATTGATTAACAACCTACGAACATTGATTCGGTTAAGTGCAGTATCAAGTACTTGTAGAGTTTTTTGACCCCAGATTACTACTCCAGTGTTTTGGAATTTAGCGATTGGGTTAACCCTACCTTCGTAAAGAGCGTCACGATCGGCTTTGTTAAGACGAATTCTTGTGTCGATAGCTCCACCAAGACCACCTCTGTTCAAACCTGCGGGTGCAAACCATTCAGCAGCTACCTTATCGTTATAAGCGTATGCTTGAGGAACTACAACTGTTGGAGGAACAAATATGTCTTTGTTAGTGTTAACATCTTTTACTTTAACCCATGGGAAGTATGCAGCACTGTAGCTAGAATCTAAATTAGCTGCTGTAAGTACAGCGGTTGCTACCGAAGTATTAACTCCTGTAAGGTCACGTAGGTATACAGCATCTGTACGATTCTCAACCATTGTTTGAGCTGCGTCTGTAGTGTATGGATGGTATTGTTCAATAACACCAGGCATTGTTAGTAGATCAAAAGTGTATTCTTCACTAGAAAGGATACTTAAAGCTTTTGCATATGCTACAGATCCGCTTTTAGTAGCTGTTGATAGATCCTGTCCAAACAAGTTTGCAGATGTTATGTTACTTCCTTTCTTCTTTATCACAGTGTAGTTCATACCATCGTTACCACCTTGCATAGGTAAGATAAATTTATTATCTCCTGTTGGCTTTGTAAATGGCCTATTTGAACCTGTAACTGCTTCTAGAGGAATTGGGTTTAGATAATTTATATTATCTGCATTTGCATAGTCAAATCCTGAGTAAGTAACGCTAGTGATAGTACTATTTACTATTGAGGCTGATGGTAGGTAGTAACCGTATCCAGCAAATCCAGCAATGTTTTCATAAATTGCTTCATGTCCATTTGGATATAACTGAGGATATAATGCTTCATCAGTAACTGCTTGATCTAATTCAACACGAATGTAATTAGATTTATTAGCAAAATCTCCGTATTCTATTACCCTAGACAATGTTTGATCATATACAAAGTATTTATCTCCTATCACTTTACCAATGTAATTTAAAGCAATTGGATTAAGAGATACGTTTGTATATTGTTCTATGATAGATGGGTATCTATCAGTATCGTCCCATTTACGTACCAATATGTCAAAAGTAGAATAATCTTCTGCAGTTGCACCTGGGGTAATGTTTGCTATAGCAATTTTTACATCTTTATTTGATTTAAATCCGTCTGATCTGTGGTGGAACTTAATCAACCTTCCTCCAGCATTTGATACTACCCAAGGAGTTGATGCATTGCTGTATCCACCAGAGTTTGCATTATTGCCAAAAGTGCAGCTTTCTGAAATGAAAACTAAGGCAGTTGATCCATTAAGTGTGCTTGATGAAACAAAGACTTGACTTGAGGTAAAATAATTACCATACATCAAATAAGGGAATACAGATCCAGTTTTAAAACTAGCGTCTGTACCTAATACTTTAGGAAGATAATCTGCTGCACTTGGATTTAAAGATGCGCTAAAAGAAGAAGAAAAATATCCTCCAGGTGTTACAGATGATGATTGGGCCCATAGTTTAAATCCTATAGATCCTGTTATGTTACCTGTTGCAGATCCGGTAATACCTACTGCAGGAGTATCGTTTTTTGAAGGATAAAATGCCGCTATAATAGTACT